AACTTCTGAGTCAAAACAACCGTTCTCAATGTTTTTATAAACAATAAACTGTGTTCTTAAAATAGGACTTTCAGAAATACTTTTAATAAATTCTTTATATTTCTTTTTGTTACCCCCTTTCGATTCGTTTATGTACGAATCTATTAGGAATTTTGCGTATGTGTTTTTAATTATACCGAAATTCATTTTTAGCTTTTAATATATAAATATTATTAATTTTGTAATAAATTAAAGTCATCTAAATCTTCGTCACTATTTTCCTCTTCTTCACCTATTAGATTTTTAATTCCTTCGGTCATCATCATAATATCTTCATTTTTTCTCCTACCCTCCATTAATAACTTGTCGATGATTGATTTGTCTTTATAACGGAAACTTTCACCAAATCCAGTTTCAGCTCCACCTTCTTCACCACCAGCTTCAGTTTCAGTTCCACCTTCTTCACCACCACCTAGTTCAAGGCCACCGCCTCCACCGAATCCGCCACCTCCACCGAATCCACCTCCAGCTTCAGCCCCACCACTTTCTTCAACACCACCTTCAGCTCCAGCTGCAGGAGTGGGTCCACCAATTTCACCATAAAGTTTAGTAACTCTATCAAAGAAACCTGTTTTTTTAATATTTTCAGGAGTGTTTTCTAATTCTTTAGAAGCTGCTCTTTCCATCATTTGTTGTTCAAGGTCGGTTTTAATTTCCTCATCAGTCCAATTAAAAATATTTTTCTTAGCCCAAGTATGTGATGAAGGAGCTATACCACTATCAATTTGAGATACCAAATCTTTGTAAAGAAGAACTTTTTCTTTCCATTGTTCAACTTTTAACATCTCACCTTGAGTAGATGGGTTAGTAAGATTTAAAGTAAAATTATTTAAATCATCAGTAAAACCTAAAATAAATAAATGAATAATAGCTAACTTATTCAATTCTTGAACCATAGATTGTTGAATTCTATTGATTGTTCTAGCAAAACGAATATCTAATAAAGCTAAATTTTTACCGTCACCAGGAGATTCATCAAAACCTAAAAATGCTTTAGGTACTCTAAGTGCGGTTAATAATTTCTTTTGAATATATTCAATGTCAGCAATTTGATCTAAATTACTAGCACCCGCCAAAGTATCGATCGGGTTTGGTGCGTTAGGGTCACGAACAGGAACAAAATAATCTTGGTCTACCGCTAATGTGTTGTAACGTAAATCAACCTGTCCTGATTTTTGGTCAACAATTTGTTGTCTTTTAAATTTATTAGCGACTTTTTGTACGTAAGCATCAACGTCTTTGTCATCAATGTTACCTACATAGATTTTAAATACACGTCTTTCAGGTGCTCTAACAACACGATAAACTAACATCGCATCTTCAGATAATAACATTTGTTTCCAAATACGTCTAGCCTTTTCTAATACTGAAGTACCGTAAGGTAAACGTCTGTCATCACCTAATAAACGGAAATGTGCGATTTCCCACGGGTTAAAATCCATGGCCTTTTCACGCCAATGAAAAATAACCTGTTTTTTCTTTTGTTCTTGTGTTTGGGTTGTATTACCTTCTTTTTGAGTAGGAAACATACCTTCTTCTTTACGTTCTATCTCAATATTAGTTAATTGTGAAGAACCTATAACACCTTTTTTATTGTCTATTTTTAAAAAAACAAAATTATCACCATATTTACACGTATTACGAGTCCACATTGGTAAATTAGTTTGAATATCAAGTACGTTGTAAAATAAATCTTCTAAAACGTTTTTAACTCTTTTAGAGTTTGATTGTATGGTAAGTACTTTACCCTGTTCACTTGGTGTACAAGATTCTTCTGCCATAATATCTAAAGCTGCAGAAATTTCAGGTGTAAATTCCATAGCCTCATAATCCATATATGAAGCAATTCTTGAGGTCTCATAATAAACAGCTTTTTGATAAAGTTCATTATCTACTCTTTGCCATTGTGACTCAAGATAACTTTTTTGTTGTAATTCTAATTTTTGTTTATCGTAATCTTGTTTTGATTGCATGGTGATTAAATCACCGTCACCAAAACTATATTTTGGAGTAGTTCTTTCAGGTTTTTTATTTTGACCAAAAAGGTAAAATAATTTCTGATATACTGTTAAATCTTTATTGTCGGCCATTAATTAATTTTCAAACCTTGTTATATTATATTTAGAAATAAATATTCATACTAAAAGTAAACCATCTATCTTTAAATGTGAATGTATTAACTTCTTCTATTTATTATTTTTTTGTTTTTATCCCTATCCTTAAAACCTTTCATACCAGCAAAAACCCAATTGTGTTCAGATAAGGCATGTTGTACTTGTTTTGCTGTCACTTCTCTATTAACTACTGCGTTATATTCTGAAGTATTTAATGCGTCAACTGTTTCACTAGTGTTGGTCGAAACAACCCAAGAATCTAACATTGCTTTAGTTTGACCCTTACTTTTTTCAAAATCTTTAAAAGAAGTTTGGGATACAAAACAACACATCGCTATTGCCATTAATAAATCATCGTGGTAACCTTTCATGTGGTCAGGACGACCGTTTTTAAATACAAATGTATCCATTTCAGCAATAGACCTAATAGAACGTACTTTGAAAGAATCTAATCTAACAGCCTCTTCTAATTTAGTAATAATTGTATTTCTGTTTTTTTGAAAATTCAAACCAGGTAATTTACCGTCTCTCATATGACGCTCCAAATTTTTATTATTTGTAACAGAATCAATGCCTAAAACAACGTCATAATACATTTTTTTAGAAGAATAACCCATCTCAATCATTTTTAAAACTGAAGACACACCGTAACCACCTGTAATATCAACAACTACAAAAGCCTCATATCGATTACCATATTCTACTGCAATTTCACCCAAAGTATCGGGTGCTATTTTACCGTGATACTCGGCAACTTGGTATCCTGTAGTAAAATCCATAACACAAATAGAAGCAAAGTCATCAGCCGAACCAGATGCCGCATCAACAGATAAAATATATTCGTGGCCTAATTGTGGGTCTTCCCATACCCACATATTACCGTCTAACCATTCTGTTCTAATAGGTTCTTTAACATTATGTTTCTTTTGATGTTCGACATATTTTGAGTTAATAACATTATCACCTGAACCGTTAAATGCACATAATAACTCTTGTGCTATTGTACGTGGGTTGTTATTTAATTGACCACACATCATTTCAAACCAAGGAGCGGTTGGTTGCCAACCTTCAGACTCTAACTGTTCAAAATTCACGTAATCCATGTCAACCTTTTCTTCTATTACTTCACCCGCTTCATCTTTTTTCTGCCAAACCATACCCTTATTATAACGTGGATCTTGAAACCATCTCATTTCAACAATATTAAAAGGATTGTTTGTTTTATCTTTAGTTTTAGCTGACATGTAAGTTTTATAGTATAACGGGTCCATACCGTTAGGTGTGCTAATAAGAATGGCTCCACCACCCGTCGATAAAGCTGGTTGAGCTGCCGCGTAAACTTCTTCACCACCCTCAATATAAGCCGCCTCGTCCATAACAAGTAACGTAGGTGTATAACCACGTAATGCATCTAACGAAGTTGCTACTGCTTTAACCTCAGAACCGTTTTTTAACCTATAATGTTTTGCTGAATTTTTTTCGGCATCATACCAAGAATCATCATTTCCAGATGTCCAAACATTCATCCATGTAGGTATCTGTGAAGTAAAATCTTTAACTTTTTTAAGAAACTCAATCGCAGTCTCTTGTTTATTAGCCAAAATAAGAACCCTCTGTGGGTTGTTTGGGTCTGCTAATGCAGTCATAACGGCTATATAGGCCGCGGTCGTAGTAGAAACACCTGCCTGACGGGGTTTCATCACTATATTAAAACGGTTATTTTTGTAAGCCGTTATTAATTCTTTTTGTTTAGGGAATAATTTAAATCTGACAAAACTTTTTTGTGTTTGATCAAAAGTCTCAAGATAGTTCTCAATGGCGTAAATGGGGTCTTTCATGGACTTCCCAATTTCCATTAATTTTTGAGCCTTACTTTGTGGTACATTTGACATAATATAACGTTCTTTTGATATATAAATATCAAGAACATTATTTAAGTCCTAATCTTCAGATTTACTTAGGGTTTGATATAGTTCGTCGGTGAAAGTTTCCAAAAACAATTCCTGATTGTCATAAGGAGACCAACTGTCTACAATATAGTCTAAGTCTAAACTAATAGTACTGTTAAATCTACCTTCACCATCGTCCATTAGTTGCATAA